AACCCACGACTCCACATCCGATCTTCTAAATCAGTTTGCTTACTCATTTACTAAATCTCTCAATGCTTCGAGTTCTTCTATCCTTTTAATACAGTATTCCACTGATTTGTTGTAATTTCTTTTTTTACCTATATCATTTTCTTTCTGTGCCAAATCTGTCCAATACTTTATAAACTTTTCTTCTTCATATAATGCTGTTCTAATAGATTGATTAATAAAATAAATTTGGCTATCAGTAAACTTCATTATTTAACCTCCTTACGATTTGAATATTGAGAGATTAAAACCTGTAGGTCACTTAGTAATTCATCGCAGTGACCACGCATAATATCAAGAGATTCTTTACCTTCATCAATCAACTTAGCAAGTTCCTCTAAGCTGTACTCTCTTGTACTGAAGTTCTTACCACATTCCTTACAGGTTCTAGACCTCCAGAGATATGCGGCTTCTCTTTCTCTTGTATGTAAGACAATAGTATTGTCGCTGTTGCAGTTAGGACATTGAATCATTATTATCCTCCCTTGTCATGTGTAGGTATTTAGATTCAAGTTTTTCAATACAAAGATCCCAGGCATCCTGTTCACTTATGTCTAACTTCTTAGCAATAGACCCTGCAAGCTCTTTTAAATGAGTAGCTATTGCTGTAAGGTTGTATGGATAATCAGGAATACCTTTTTCAAGAGCTTCAACTCTTGGAATAAGTTCTAATACTTTTCTATCAATATCAATCATTTTATAACCCCACATAATTTTGCGTAAGTTGATACTTATCAACTGAATGAATAAGGTATTCTATTAATGAGTCAGGCCAATGACCTTTCATACCCTTTAAATACCCCCTGATAAGGTCAAATTCTTTTTTTGTAGCTGGTTTACCAGTATCAGGAACTAGGTCAGCTTTTGTAAATTTGTACATAACAAATAATAATCTGGGCTTAAGGTTCGTAAAGAACCTGTTAAAAATTCAACTAAAAAAATTCTTAATAGGTTCATTAAAAAATTCGCCAGGGATAATAAGACCAGGAATAATAAAAAATAAAAAGAAGAAAAAGCCTAAAATTAATTAGGCTTTTCAAATTCAACTAATAAATCAAAATTTAATTCCTCTTCATTTGGATTTATTAAATTTTTTTTATACATACAATCAAGAATTAAATCATTAATCGTATCTTTAGCTTCATCATTTAAATAATCATAAATAGAATTCATAATTAAAGATCCTCTTTTTTAATATCTAGAGCTTTATAGGCTTCTAATAATTCCTTATTAGTTGCCTCCTGGGCGAACCATATACGCTCTATCTCTGCACGTTTAGCGGCTTTAAGTTCCGCTTCGTAGTCGTATTTATCAGAGGTCATTTTATAGACCTCTGTATTATTGGCCAAAAATCATCTTTAAGCATCTTTAATGCTTGTTTTAATGATGATTCTCCCCAGGCTGTTTTTTCATCGAGGCTTGCATCTTTTAAAAATTCTTCTTCGATGTAAATAAAGATCCCACTCTCACATTTCTCTACACTATGTATAAAAGGTGATTCTTTTAAATCTTTATATGTTTTGGGAAATTTAATTAGTTTATTGGACATTAAATAGCCTCCTCAGGTATCGGTACATGACTAGTGATGTAATCTCTCATAAATTCTTGAGCATTGACAATTTCGTCAAGCTCAGTTTCAGTTGCCTCTTTGTCATAAAGACTAGGATTAGAAGTGTCTAATTTCCTATCTTGCATAAGATCATACTCACTAATTAAAAGCTGGTTAATGTATTCAATAGCTCTGTCTTTATCCATTAGTTTTCCTCCTCATAAATTTTGTATTTATCATCAAGCCACCATCTCTCTTTAGAATACTTGTCTTGATTTAATTGATATAAAACCCAAGAAACAATTTCTATTTTTTTATCATTATTAGGAATATCCTCAAGCCAATCTAAAAGTCGATTTGCTTTATAAGGGATACCTTTTGTACCACTTATGTCACGATTAGATGCTTTGACACATGGGTATTTTTTATTCAAATCCATTAGTTTTCCTCCTTTAATAATTTAATTTTTTTAAGAACATCATCATAAGAATAATTTTCATAATGATCTCCATATAAAGTTTTAAAGACTTTATGAATAAAATCTTCTGCCATTTCATGGTCTAGTTGTTCCCACATTTTCTAGACCTCCTAATTACTTCCTGGGCTTGTTCTAAAGACATTCCACCTAACAAAGCCAGGTGAGGATGCTTTATTGTTTGCTTAGCTATTCTTAGCTGGTGCTTTTTAGCAACAGCATTAAAAGAATTAGACATAATAATTAAAATTAATAACTGGGCGGTTAAGGTTCACTTGTTAAGAGAACCCTTTAAAACCTCCGTAGAGGCTTTAAGGGATTGTCTAAGAACAGTAGTCAACTATTTTTGAAGCCATTGTATAAATCTCTTCATACTGTCGCTTCATAATTACCCCATAAATACTTTCAGAATGGTTAACTTCATAGATAGAACTTATTTCAGAACTATCATCAAAGTAACCCCTTGAAACGTCTTCACATAACCATTTAGCTAATCCATAGTTATAAACATTAACCAAAGAATCTGAAATAATGTCTATATGTTCATAGGCTTCATCTTCATTGTTAACGTCATATTGATTTAAAAGTTGATTCAATAAAGAGTGGATAATGTCATATCTCCAATCATTAGGAGCTTCATCATTATGTAGTAATTGAATAAATCTTTGGATCTCTTCTTTATTCTCTAGATTTTCTTTTAAACAATAGTAACAACCCAAACCAGGTTCTCTTTGTTTTTGTTCTAGTGAATTATAAAGAGTCTTAAGATTCTCTTTGAAAGTTGTTGTTGTTTTAATCATTTGATTAATTAAGTTTCTGGGATTAGTACTATAAAAATAATTTCTAGTACTGATTGCATTATTACTATAAGCTCGCTATCGATAATATAAAAACATAAATATCGTTACACTTTGTAACAATAGACCCTATATATCCCCCCACCCTGTCCAATTATTGTCCTTTTACTGTCCAAAACACTATAAAATCTACGAAAGACCAGATATAGATTAACTTGCAGTGCTGTCTCTATGACAGTACTACATAAAAAAGACTGTAGTTATAGCTTAAATATCTACAAAAAGTCTTATATATGGGGTAAATTTTAGATTTGTATATATGCGTAAACCCTTCAAATTTTTGTGTCAAAAATCTTTTGTAAGACCCTATGTAGAACCACCCAGAAGGAAACTACAAGGGTCTTTTATAGGTTAATTTGGGGAGAGAACCTATGGATAAATTATAAAGAAGAAGCTGATGAAGGTCAAATCTATAGTTTGTCTATGGATGATTTTAACGA